TCCCAGACCGTGAGCGCCTGGTCGAACACGCCATCGAACCGATCGCCGCGTGCCTGCCACACTTGGTCGAGCGCATGAAGGGCCACGAGATCGATGCGCCAGTCTGGCAGCTTGGCCCCGTAGGCAGCCCGAGCCGCGTCGGTGAACGCCCACGCGATCGAGCGCGTCGGCTGCGGCGCCGACCAGCCGGAGACCGGGTCCCAGACCGGCAACTTGCGAGTTACGATGCAGTTGACCAGTCGGGAGGACCGCTGCGAGAGGTTGTCGGTGGCGCGCATCTTGAGTGCCATCAGCGTCACGTTTCCGAACTGCGGCTGGCCCTCGAGGAAGGCCTTGAGCCCTTCCCAGCGCAGTTCGTGCCCGGCGCGCGGGCTCGTGTCCTTATTATCTGTACGTCGGGCCCGAATCTCGTACCGCCCCGGCGCAACTGCGTAGCGATAGCTCAGCCTCTGCGGTGTGGCGCTCGCAGCGCTGAAGGTTTCGGTGGCGAGAGCGATCCAATCGCCAAGCGGCGCGCCGTCATCGTCGATGAGTCTGGCCTGGATCTCCCAGGTGGCACTCCGGCTGGTGAGCCCGCCGCTGTCGTTGGCGAAGTAGAGCCCGCGCGGGAACACGACGTCGATTCCGATCTCGGACGCATCGGTGTCGGTCGGATTGGCCGCGAACGGGCCGACCCAGCCATCGCTGCCCGCTCCCCATTCATTGGCGCCCTTGAGCTCCTGGCCGGCCACCTCTGGCGCGGTGGTGACGTCGGCCTCGAACAGCGTGACCGAGCCGCCCGGCGGGACGACCTCGTATTGCACCTCCTCGAACGACGCGATCGGGGTGTCTTCGATCCGAAGCTGCTCGAATGCGTACTCGCCCTGGCCGATGCAGTGGAGCTGATGCAGGTACTGCTCGTTGTTCGCGTACTCTGTCCACGGCGTCGCCGCGAGATCCGGGTATATGAGGTGTCGGCCATAGATGACCGGGATCGGGCCACCGAGGCGCGCCTGATTGCCCTGAGCCTGCAGGGAATAGGTCGGGCTGGGTGCCGCCGTGCTGCCGAAGCTCCCGTAGGTCGGCGCCGGTGGCTTGGGCGGCGGGATCAGCACGTTGACGAGCGTCGTGCCGACGAGGCCGACACCCACCGTGATCGCGGAGATCCAAAACGGTGAAGTGATCCCCAGCACCCCGGCAATGGCACCGCCGATCACCGGTGCTGCGATCATTACCGCGATCATGAGCAGGATGCGGAGCGGGTTCTTGAACCCGCCGCCACCGCCGCCCTGCGGCAGAGCTACGAACGCGACCACGTCGTTCGCGGCGATGCCCGTGCTGCGCCACTCCGATCGAAGGAGCGGCTTGCCATTGTGAAGGCAGAGGGTTGGTCGATCGAACTCCTTGATGCCCCGCCGATCGAGCCAGCCGCGCACCGTGACCGGTGCCTCGACCGGCACGACCTCGCGATCCCGCTCCGGCCGGAAGGGGTTCCTCACCAGGACGACGGTGCCGGTCACGGCGCATCCTCGTTGCGCCGGTAGAAGCCCTCGATGCGCCAGCCAGACATCAACAGGTCGCGCTCGCGCTGGAATACGACGCCGCTACCTTCGCTGGCATGGAGGATTCCGCCATTGTCGGCAGCGAGCCACACGCCGACATGGATCGGATGGCGCGACTGGCGTATCAGCACGCAATCGCCTTCGGCCCGAGTCGTGACCAGGCTCCAGTTTCGCCGCTCGGGATGACGGCGGAATGCAGTCAGAACGGCGCGGACATCCGAGGCGTCGACCGGGATCGCCGGCAGCTCGCGGCCGAACCGGTGCTCCATCACCCAGCGAACCAAGCCCCAGCAATCGAACGCGTCGGGCCCTTGGCCGCCCGCGCGATACGGACGGCCGATCAGTTCTTCTGCCCAGTGCATGGATCAGCGGGTCAGGCCCGGAAACCGCTTGGCGGTGTAGGTCTCGGCGGGGAAGGCCTTGTTGCCTATGTCGAGCATGCGCGCGCGGCCAGTGACGCGGAAGACGTCGGCCTCGACTTCGGTCAGCACCAGCGTGATCGGCGGATCGAGCTGCGGCCCCTCGAGGTCGGTCGAGAGATACGGCCGATACGTGATCTCGATCTTGTCTTGCGAAGTGGCGGCGGCATCAAGGTGCTTGACGATCTCGCGGCTGACAGCATCGAGGGTAACCGTGATCTCGGGAACGGGCGCAGTATCGACCGGTGGCAGCTCGAGCTCGAAGGCGAGGGCGGTGAACGCGACCATCTCGCCTGCATTGAGCGGCGCTGAGGCTTCTAGCCGCGCGACGAGATCAGCGTGGTCACGCACGACACGTACGGCCGTCGGCATGCCGTTTTCGTCGCGGAAGGCGGGATGGCGCAGTTCGAGCGTGTGCAGAACGACGACGTCACTCGGCGCAGCAGCGTACGCTTCCGCAAGTGCCGCGGAGAGAGCGGGATCGGGCATTGTGGTGAGATCGCGGGCAGGGCTGGTCGATCAGATTGCGCCAACGAGCAACAACGTTTCGCTCATCGTTGCGGCAGGCCGTCGGCGACGAACCCGCCTTCAACGACATACGCGCCGACATCGGTCCAGAAACCAATCAACTCGAGTTCCGGGTCAGCTGGCTCGCAGCGCACCAGGCGCGGGAGATCGCCGCCGTGCAGCAGGAGCCCGGGGTTCAGCATCACGATCTCGCGCGAGGGCACCGCGCCGGTGCGTGCGCGCCGCCTGCCGTCTTGTGTTTCCAGCCAGACGAACTCGGCCTCGCGCAGCTTGCTATAGAGGGCGGGCTCGACCGCGCCCCAGCGACCGTCGGCGGTCAGGAACAGGTGATCGCCCGTGGTCTTGATCGGACCCAGATCCCAAAGCCAGCGCGCGCCGATCTTGGGCTTATGCAGCGCCAATACTGTCGTCGGGCCGAACGGGCCGCCGTCCAGGCGATCGCCGAGCGCGATCGTCTCAATCGGCACCCAGGCGCTATCGGCACGTCGCACCAGCGTGCCGGGCAGGAAGCAGAATCCGCCGCCGCTCGGCGCGTGTCCGTAGAGCGCGGTGATCTGCACCGTGTCGCCGGAGACGCCTACGGTAATATCTCTGACGAAGGTGGTTGTTTCGACGTTGTTGCCTGCAACCTTGCTGAAGCGGCGAAACTCAAGGTTTGCCCCGTTCTTTTGCTTGAATACATCGGCACCGCCGCCGACGTTTACGCCGCCCTGGACTGCGCTCGCCGCAGCGGCGGAGGCGATCTCTACTTTCTCGTCGGCGCCGGGATTGACCGTGGTGAGGGAGATCCCGGCTCCGGCTTGGAGCTTGACGCTCAGATAGCCGGGTGTGGTGTCCGCGCCAGAGACGATTGTTTTGCGGTCGTCCGGCGGAATCGGCAGGTTGGTGAGCTGCGAGCCGTCGACGGCAGGCAGCTTCGCGCCAGCGTCGAGCTGCACCACCTGGTTGGCACCGGCGCCAACGTCGAGGACTGCGACCGTGCCGAGGCCGAGCGCCGTGCGCGCGTCGGGCGCCGTGGTGGCGCCGGTGCCGCCGGATTCGATCGGCACCGGGATGGCGATCGAATTCGCGGCCTGCTCGGCGCGATCAGCGTCGACAGCAGCCGCAGCGGCCGAGGCAGCGGCATCGGCGACTTTCTGGTCAAGCTCGGCTCGGCTCGCCGCAATCTCGGTCTCGTTGTCGGCAATGGTCTTGGCCACTGTCTTGACCGGGCCGTTGTCGGTCTCGACCGTGCTCGCGGCATTACCGTGCACGACGTCATGCAGCTTCTGCGCGGCTGCCGTGGACTTGGTGACCGCGGCTTGAAGATCGGTCTGAAGGGTCATTGGCAACTATCTTCCGGTCACCAGACGTAGGGCCCGGGCAGGTGGACGTGGATCAATGCGTGAAGCGCATCGATATCGCGGAACAGCGCCGCGAGATCGCTGTCGAGCGCGATGGCGAGGGCGTCCTCGGTCAGCACCGGCCGCTCGCGAATCTCAAGCTCGGAGGTGACTTCCCAGAGAACGGCGCTCTTGAGCCGAGATTCGAACTGACGCGTGAACCTGGCTTCATGTTCGATGAGGCCGAGCCCGCCGAGCAGATCGATCAGGAACCATTCGCCGCCTTCCTTGGCCTGCCAGCGGTACCAGGCCTCGAACAGCGCGAACTGCTCGCGCCGGAACAGCCAACGCACTGCGATGCGGCTCGGCACCTGCGTAAATCGCCGCCGCTGCCGCGCGGGCCCAGCTTCCATCTCCGTGCGGAGGATCGCTTCGCCAGGATTGACGCCATAGCCGTCGACCGACGGCAGCGGCAGGGTCGCTGGCCAAGTAACGGGCACACCGATTCAGATCAGCGATAGCTTCCTGCTGCCGGATTGAGCCCGTAGCGGCGCTCCAACGTCGGCGCGAGTCCTTCGCCGCGGCCGATATTGCGTGCGAGCCGGCCTTCGACCTGCTCGACGACGATGTCAAGCTTCATTCCATCGGCTTCGCGGCGAAGATCGGCGCGCGCCTCGGTTCCCGGGGCGCGGTTGTCGACGTTGACGATGAGGTTTAGATCGGGCGGCCGCGCGATGGCCGCGCCGAGGGCTCGCAACTGTCCCGGCGTGAACACCGCTTCCCCACGCTGCAGGATGGCCGGCGTCTCGCCCGGCAAAACACCGCCGCCGTGGAGGCGTTGAGCTGCCGCGAATGCGCTGGACATGATGGGGCGCGACGCGAACTTATCCTCGCCCAGGACACCGCCGCCATGCGCCAGCATGACTGGGCCGGTCTCGATCGGGAAATCCCCGACCGGGCCCACCGGGTCGCTGCCGAACAGGCCGAACAACGATGAGCCGATACTGCCGAGCAAGTTCTCCAGCAGGCTGCCCAACGGCTTCGCAAAGGCAATGCGATAAGCCGCGCGCAGCGCCTCCTCGGCCAGGGTGTTGAACAGGTCGCGCCCCGAGAGCTTCCCTGTGGTCGCCCACTGAACGAATGCATCCTCGCCCGCGCGCAGTGCGCGCGTCATCACCTGCTCGGCAGTCTTGGCGGCATTCGACGACTCCTCGGCATAATCACGGAGAGCGCGAACGGCGCCATCGCGCCAATCCCTGGAGGCCGCAAGCTTGTCCTTCTCGGCCTTGCGCAGGGCATTGGCGTAGGTCTCGGCGCTGATGGTCCCGGCTGCCTGCAGCTTGTTCAGCTTCTCGACTTCGAGCGCAAACTTCTCCGTGGCGCTGCCGTGCGCCTCGGTGAGGCGCCGGCCTTCTTCGACCGCCTTGTTGCGCTTCTCCAGCTGCTCCTTCTCGTCGTAGAGCGCTCCGGCGAGGCGCTCGACCTGGGCCACGATTGCCGGCGTGGCGCCCTTGGACAGGCGGGCCACTGCCTGATCGATGAAGGCCTGGCGCTTGTCGGTGGTCTCCAGGATCTGGCGCTCGAGGTCGGCCAGGACCTTCGCGTCGGCCTCGCTCATGCGGGCGGCCGCTTCGCGCGCCGGCTTCTCGATGGCCGCGATCTTGCGCCGCGCCAGTTCCTCGGCGCGGCGGATCGCGGCGTCGACGGTATCGGCGTTGCTGCCATCGGCCGCGCGCAGGGCTTCGAGCCGCTTCTTGGTCTCGGCAAGCTCGCGATTGACCGCGGCGATACGTTCGGCCGGACTGTCGGCGAGCTTTTCGATCGCGCCGTCGATCGTCTTGCGCTGTGTGGCCAAGGTCTCGGCCCGGCGTTCGGCCTCCGCCGCGCGGCGGCCCTCTTCGGCACGTCGCTTGTCGGCGGTCATACGCTCGACTTCGGTTCGACCCCGCGCGATCAGCGCCTCAACGCGCTTCTGATACTGCTCCAGGATCGCGACCTGATTCAGGATGACGGGATGCCCCTCGCCGAATCCGCGCTGGCGCAACTTGGCGAGCTTGTCCTCGGTTTCCAGAATCTTGCGGGTAAGCTCAACGACCTCGCTGCTGTCAAACGGTTTCTCCTCCAGACCCTTGCGAACCCGATCGAGGACGCGGGCGAGGAGGTCCAGCGCGCTCTCGGCCGTCCCTGCGATCGCCGGCGTCCGGCCGATTTGCTTGAGGAGATTGCCCCAGGAGTCGGAGAGCCGGTTGGCAGCACCGGTGAGGCCGGTCGCCTCGGCCGCTCCCGCGCCGCCGACCTGCTTCTCCAGCGTGTCGAGGATGATCTTTTGCGCTTCGGCAACTTGGCCGGTCTCGACCAGGGTCTTGATGGTGTCGCGCTGGCTTGCGGTGAAGCTGACGCCGACGCGGCGGAGCGCGTTTAATCCCTCGACCGGCTCTTCCAAGGCCTTGCCGAGTTGCGTTGCCGAAGAGCGCAGGTCCTGGCCGAACACCGCCGACAGGTCCTGCGCCAGCTTGAGGGCGCGTGTGAAGGTGTCACCCGAGATCGAGCGGAACGTCGCGAGGATCGCCACCGCGTCCATGGCGGTCTCGGCAGAGACCAGCGTCGTCTCTTCGAGGCTTTCGGCGAAGTCCGAAATCTCCTTGCCCGTGAGGCCGGAAGCATAGCCGGTTGCCTTCAGCACCGCTTCGAGCCGCCGGTACGAGCGCTCGGCCTCGGCTGCCTGCTTGAGACTCGATACGAGCCCCACCGACACCAGGGCCAGGGCGGCGCCGGCCGCGAGCCCCGCTGGCCCCAGACGCCCGAGCGCCGAACCGACCGGGCCCAGCCGCGAGGTTGCTCCCTCCAGCTGCCCGCGCAAATCACCGGCCGCGGCGTTGATGGCTTCGAGTCCACGCGAGGCCGGTCGTGATGCCGCCTCGATGCGCTTCAGCGATCGCTCGCCGCTCTCGCCGACCTCG